GCTCCGTCTGCTGTTCCACCAGTTATGACACGTCCTTGAACTGGATTAAGCGAGAAAATATCATAATTGGTATAGTTAAGGAAAGTCAGTTGACCTAATGCACTTCCCCCAATTAATTGCACTAAATCGCCGGTTACTACCGTTGTGCCTGGCGTCATGCCACTAAGCACGATTTCAGTAGTACCATTTGGGGTTCCTATACCCGGCACGTTTGGCGCAGTAGGAGTTGCAGAGACAATTGTATAACCCGTAGTTAAATTAATATCATCATCCGCAGCGGTTCCCGCAATATGTGATAAAGTAATGGGCGTTTCCATGAAAAGAACGTTAGGAAGTGCACTTAATTTACCGATCGTTCCCTCTTCCGTAAATTCATTATTCTGATCGAGCGTAAAAAGCTGATAAGACTGACTACGAATTTCTGCAGCAGATAGATTAGGAATAAAGCAAGTTGCCATCCCCATCCCGCCAAAACTTCTAAATACCGCACCCATCCGGTTAATAGCTGCCACATTCTGGAGCTGGCCATCTGGTACTAGCGGATCTCCAAAGAATCGGTAACCGCCGTACGTTGCAGCAAAAGCACTATTATATTCTACTTTTTCTGCAAGCTGTTTGGTTTGTGCAACAATATTTCCAGTATGTACACTCGCTTTCGTGAATGTTGCGTCAGTAATATTTGGCACTTGATAGTTAGTCCGGCTTTGAGTAGTTACCGCAACAGACATATATTGTTGCTGGAATGAACCGGTATTAACCGGATCAAATGCCAATGTATCATAGACATTAAAGCGGATAGGTTTTTCAACTAAATAGACAGCGCCTTGCGTCCCATATGATTGCGCTTTTGCATAATTCTTTTGGCTCGTATCCATTTTGCTTGTGATAATGAGATCATTATCCAAACGTGGGGCAATTTCTTCCGTAACGAGACCCTGCACGTTAACTAAAATTTGATTAAAAGACATCCTGATTACTCCTTAAAAAAAGTCCGTTTTAATAAGGAAATGTTAGGTTAGTAAGAGGATTTTTTGTCCTGTTCTCGAACGCGACGCCTTCTTTCTTCCCATGACATTTCGCTAAATTCGCCATACGAAGCAGATTGCGGCATATTTTCATTTGGCTTTCCATTTACTTTCTGAGAAGCCATTTGTTGTGCCGTTTGAGGAGAATTAATTTGATGATTTAATAACTTTTGTCCCCACAAACGAGGATTAGTTGACAGTAAATCATTTCTAAACTTCTCATCAGAAGCTAATTTATAAACGAGATCTTCATTGCCAATTTCCGCAGCTAATAATATAGCTGTTGCCATATCATCATTTTTATGCTCGCTCGCCATTTTTTCAGCAATTTTATTATATTCATTCATTTTCTGAACATAATCATCACCATACTTTGCAATTGCTCTATTGCCGATATTCGTATAATGATCTTGCTTATTACGTTGAGCTGCCAATTGAGCTGCTTGCATAGCAATATTTTCAGGATTAAGAGAATTAGAAGTTGATTGAGTAGCATTATGAGCCGCAGACGTTGTTGGAGATTGCTCAGGCGTTTGGTCTTCATGCAAAGCAAATTTTTGCTTTATTTCATCCAATGCTTTTTGATATCCTTCTTGATATCCTTTTTGCCGCGCTTCTTTCTTTACTCCGCCAATCCAGGCATTATCATTAGAATGTGAGGTGCTTTGTGATTCATTTGAAGAATTTTCATTCGTCTTATTATCCGCAGCACCTTCCATTCTTTCAGAATTTGTTTTCACATTTTCTGACAATAATCCTGATTCGATTTGCTCATTAGCCATTTATCTACTTCCTTGTAGTTGTTGCCGTTACAAACGTCACCCTTTAATAAGGTAAAAGTTATGGATTTTCCGTTCCCACGTTACCTGTGATGCCTCACAGTCGCTTAAATTATAATCATCTTTTTAATTAATTGCAACTTACTTGCTTAAAAATATTATAATAATTATACTATTATCAATAGAAGCCAGGTTGTTATCTCATGGATGAGAATTATTTAACCAAGGGGCTTCTATTTTTTTTATGGCCTTTCTTTTCTTTTTCATAAATGGAATGTTCATGTTTTATGCTAATATGATGAGTACCATGCGGATGTTTTCCTTTGGTATGCTCATGAAAAACATGCCCTTTTTTTTCTTTATCTTCCCTTTTCTTTATCAGATGTGATTTTTCATGTTTCATTATATATACTCCTATTTATTTCTTGCGTTTACGTCCTTTTGACGCCATTGAAGCCATTTTCTTTTCACCGTATTTCTTGCGCCCAATAGCGGCAGCGATTTTTTTTGCGCGTTCTTCGCTTTTTCCAGACGCTTCAATGCTTTTAGTTAAAGCGCTAAATCTTTTACCACTTCCAAGTTTAGTATGCTCTTTAACTTTTTCATATTCTTTACGCGCTTTACGGCGCTTTTCTAGTCCATTTTTCTTTTCCATTACACTATATCTCCAAAATATGGCATTAATCTGATTTCTACGCCCACCATTAATGTGTCATCAAATGATTGGGGGGTAGAAGTATTTCCAAGAACAATAGAAGTAATAGTATTGCCCGTATAAGAAAAACCTACCGGAAGCATTAAATTAATTCCGCCTCCGGTTGAATCAAAAATAGAAGCTTTTCCAATTGGTGGAACCGTACTATATCTGTCAAAAATTGGCGTCCAAAAAGCTCCATTAGAGCTGAAATCAAATAAAGGAATAGAAGGGTCAGCAATAGGTGTAACATCATTCCATTTTAAGGAGCAACGTATAAGCGCACTTCCATCAATTAATTGATAGAAAGTAGGGACTTCAACATGATAAGTAGTAGAAGCTGCATCAGCCGCAGAATTTACCCATGAACCTGCTAAATAATCAGTTAAATCAATTCTATTTTGTCTCATGAATTGATAAGCAGAATATTGCCAAGCTTGCCATTGGCCGTTATTTCCTGTTAATTGATCGGGGTCATAATCTAAAATTTGTGTCATGCTCTTGCTCCTTCCTTGGTGCGTTGGTGCATATTGGTACTCTGAATATGCGTTAATTTCACCAAATTGTCAAGATAGTTCTTTTTCTCACTGCTATTTAATTTTTGCAGCTCAATCAATGCATTAGTCTGTGTTTCATTCTTCTGATGCTGTAATTGCTGGCTATCCAATTGCAAGCGTTGCTGTTCGGTCTGAGCCTTCATCAGATGAGCTTGCGCATTGGCTGCTTGCGTTTGAATCTGTTGCTGTTTCTGCTGCATTTCCATTTGCTGCATTTGTTGAGCACCAGACTGCATTGCCTGTTTCTGTATTTTCTGCTGGTAATTTTGGTAAGCTTCTTCCAGCTTCTCTTTGTCGTTGAAATCCATATTGGCCAGCATGAAGTCAAAACCATCGGTAAACAAGAATTGCGTCAACGGCGGGTATAATTCACCAAACTTTAATAGCATTTCTACATTCTTTTGTTGTTGTAATTTATAATTTACCCCTCTTGTAATATCAACTTGATAGAACCCGCGCATAAAATTGTAATGGTACTGAAATTGTTGTGTTACTTGCGAAGATTCATAATTAGGATTTTGTCCAGGAGGTACCATCCCAATATTGCGGGGAGATAGCACATTCGGCATTGCATCTAAAATAATGCATCCTACTTGCCGCCATGCTTCCATTAAATGCTGCATGAACATTTCATTGGATGCGGACATAAAATCCGCCATATTATACAATGCTTTACCGCTTAAATTCGTTTCATCCATCGAAGGAAACTGAAGACCCAATATCTTTTCAATGTCTTCATTCATCACCTGAGCAGCTTCAACCGGCGCATTATCAATGGGAGGAGGGGGAACATAATGCGGAGTATTCAAAGGAATAAGCTGTCCGTCATTCGGCGATGTCATATATTGTTTGTAATAAACGATATTTTCATCTTGAGGATGGCGCATATTTAAATCGTCTTGATCTGTAACGCTTTCTTCTGGAATAAACATCTTGCCTTTGTCATGATTAAGTGTATCGAATAAGAAGAAATTAAGTAGAAAATTCTTTGTACGTTGTGCATCAAAAGCAGGTTTTGCAACTGGTAAAAAAGTCGGCTTTCCATTCTCCCATGCTATTTCGCCCGGACATTTTACGTGAATAAGATGATGAAAATTAGTCAATTCCGGTTTTTTTAATTCTATATCTCCGCAAAATTGAGTATGCCATATTTCAACAAAATGAGCGTCTCTTTTGCTCATTACTTGCAGCCCGGTGTTTTTCTCTTCTTCTGTCAATTTTCTTTCAATAATCGTATTATTATTAAGCTGATAAAGTTTTTTTACTTTGTATTTTTTATAGTAAAAATCTGCTATTACCACCGAATTTTTTTCTTTCTTAAACCACTCAAATTTATATCCTGTTCCCATGCGTAAATTATAGTTTTCATTCTGCCGTATTACATCATCCCAATTAACTTTTGGATATTTGCACTGAAAAGCTTCTTTTGTCATCATGCAAAGCTCGCCGGTATATTCACCATCTGCGCCCGTAATATGTTTAGCTCTTGGATCGAAAAAAACCATGGTAGGATCATTAATACATTCAATCACAAATTTTTGCTGAAAGTTATATTGATTACGATAATCAGTACGGATTTTGAAAATACCTTTGTTGCCGACGAAACAATCGAAAGCGACACCAAATAATACATGTTTATATTGATTTTGATCTAGTATTTCTTTGAGCGTAATATTAAGAATTTCCGCTATTTTTACAGCGGGAATTTGATAGAAAGGGTCAATACTATCATCTTCAGCAGAATAGACTGATAAAGTCGGAGAAGAATCAATAACATTTTTTAAACTACGCATAACATACGCTTTTAAGATTGGATAATTAAGTGTAGGACGATTATCTAATCGCAATGCACGCTTATCTTCATCAGTTAGAGCATTTTGAATGATATATTGCGTATTCTGACAGAATTTTAAGTTTTCTTCCGATGCTTGATCTACAGCATAAGTGACTAAGCGATTAAAAAGTCTCAGACGATCATCAGTATCAGACGGAATCAATGAAAGATCGTACATACTGTCTGTGCGTGAACGTGTCATAAAGCGATAACTCCTTTTTAATCAGCTCTTTTTTACGCGGAGGCGCATTGATTTTATTGTACAATAAATGATAAACACCGTCCACTAGAGCATCTACTTGATCATCGTGCATGCCAAGTTTTGATCTTTCTTTCGCATTTTCACTGAAAGTAGTTAATTCTGACATTAACTCTGGATAATAAGGACGCTGCGGATTCAAGAATACATAACCACTTTGAATATATCCTTGGATGTCTAAAGCACGGGCATACTTATCTTTTGTACGCGTAATCAACATGATAGGAATGCCTTCTTTGCGCAGCATTTGTTGAAGTGGCAAACCATTTGCTGCTTGTTCAATTAATACCCAATGAGGTTTGTGCGTGTGATAAAGCGTTCTAACGATTTCGACTTGCTGCATAAAATCAAATTTACCGCGCACTGCGTCTTTAAGATATGCTCTGTTATTATAACGTCCCCAAATTTGAAAGACAGTATAATCATTCGCAGTTTTTGTGCCTTGTGCCGTATCAACTGACATAATTACTACTTCATATTGCGGGTCTAAAGCAAAGTTCTGAAAGTCGTCTGTTTTAAAGACTTTACCCACCGCTTTAACAAACCAATTACCTTCAAGTAGTCTTTTTCTTTCCAACGTATCTAACGACGCTAAATTAGCATAATAATTCGGGTCATTTTGCAGCAAAATTCGATTATCATCGAGTTTAGAAGGAATAAACGTGCAGCTACTCGGTTCAATCTCACGCGCTAAATCTTTTGATCGCAAATCGCTGTAAGCTTCTTCTTTGTCATCGAACCAAAATAATTGTTCATTATATCTGTAAAACCAACGAATTACGCCCGATTTTTCGGGATCTGCGTAGCCGTCATCAGTAAGCCACCATCGAATAATATCACATACCCAGTTTGGTTCAGGATTGCTGACAGCTCGCAAAAACGGCTTAATACCTGGTGCTGCTGCGCGTAATCGACTTCTAATATTCCAGAATTGCGCTTCTGTGAGCTCTGTTGCTTCGTCAATCAACGCACAATGAATCTGTGAAGAACGTAAGCGTTTTGCGTCTTCTTCTGTCATTAATCCTTTCATTTGAATGACAGACCCATTAGAATGTGTCCATTTTGCGATGGGAGATTTTACGCCGGAAAAACCAAGATACGGATAGACTTTTTCAGATTCTGGCCAAAAACTACCTACATTGAATAAGTCCATATATTTGCGCCGAAAAGTCATTGTGTTCGCATTAGAACATGACAAAGAAACTTGTGCGCCAATCATCATGAGAGAATAAGATTTACCGCCTCCCGCAGCTCCTCCGCCAAACGCGATTTGTGCGGGTGTAGACATGAATTTTGTTTGAGGGCCTGGCTGCGGAGAAACGATCATTTTTGACATATTAAACGTCTGATTTTTCTTCTGATTCTATGTCAGATTCTTGCGTTTTTTCTTGCAATTTCGCAGCAGATAAAAGATCGTTTTCCGGGACGACTAAAAGAGCTTTCAATATTTGATGCGTTTCAGGCTGATTTTTTACGCCTAAATGTTTTGCAATAGAATCAAGTGCTTGCAATGCAACATTCGGTCTATTCTTGCTTTTTGCAATGTGATAAATAGATGAATATTCAGTGAAAATCCAATTCATATCTGTTTTCCACTCTTTAGATAATTCAGTCTGCAAGTGTATGATCTTACATGATATCTTAGGGTTTTTGAGAATATTATGCGCTTCTTGACTGATTGAACTTTCTTTAAAATTAGACACGTCATACACTTCTCGATAAGCTTGCGTAGCATTGCCATATTTTATAAATAACTCGCAAAATCGCTGCTGCTTTTCAGTCAGCTTCGTTGAGTGCTCAAGATTTTCAAAAATTTCTTTATTTATATGCTCGTCTTTCATAAGCTTCCTGCTCTTCGTAATTCGTGCATTTCTTAAGTATATAATAATTTCAACTATTTAATCAACTTTCATTTATATTAAAAAAAGATGAAAATATTTTAAAACAGTGCTTGACATTATATAACAGTATGCTACACTAGACATATGTAGACAAACAAACTTTAATAGGAGAAATATTATGAAAACTACAAAAATAATTGGTCAATTTAGTATAAACGAATTAGAAATATCAATTACTTTATTGAACATTTTGAAAAATTCAGGATTTTGTTGGATTGAAGAATTAATACACTATGACTATAGCTTAATTCATCAAGTCGCAAAAAAAAGAAGTGAAGAGCTTAGAAAAGCAATTTTAAACTGGTTAAAAATTAATCGAGCAGCTAAAAGAATTGATTTTTAAATTAAATAGAGGCAATAGACATGAACTTACAAATACGCGATCAAGTAAAAGAATACGTCAAGCGAGTAGACGCCTGGCTGGCTGTCATTGATCAAACAGGCGACGTAGAGATACAGGCATATACTGCGATGCAAGATGCGATGTATGAGCTACCAGCTTTCATCAGACAACGACTAATAGTGAAAAATTAAAGGACTTAGGGAAAAATTAAAAAATGAATCTAAAGAATAACAAAACCACTGACGAGCCGGTGTAACTCCGGCGAAACGCCCACCTTGCAGGGCGTCTGGTTAACAAACTTTAATAGGAGAAATATTATGTTATTAGGTAAATGTAAAATAAATGGGGATTGGACATTTTTGCGACACATTGAAGACACAACACTGCTTGTCGTCGTTAGAAAAAGTCATGCTCGCATTGTGCGCGCTAATGTTAACAATGTTAAGTATGTGCTGAATATATTAAGTGCTAAACAGCGTCGCGAGTTCTTGAAGAATCTTTGCATGATGAAAGAGGAGAGCCAAAATGATTAACAAAATTATTCAGCGAAGACGCGAAGAAGACAGAGAAGAATATTGTTCACCTTCTAATACATACAAGCCATTTTTTCGTTGCGAGCGTTTAGAAAGGCGATCGTGGCTTGATGAGCTATTGAGTGATGACACAGATTGTCGGACTGATTCTGATGAAGACCACGCCGGATGGATTAACGAAGAATTGAGAGGATTATAATGTCAGCAGAAAAAATAGTAAAGCTTCACGAGTTAATGCATATTATTATGTGTGACGCGCAAACATTAGCTGAGCATCCTGTGTCTATCGTTAAAAGTGATAAACGCACTAACATTGATTACATTAAGACAAGTGAAGATATTAATAATGAGGATTGGGCTCTCATAGTAATAGCGACAACGTTAGTGCGGTTAGAGCGCGGAGAACAAATGAAAGATTTGATTGATATTCTTGAAAAAGCGAAAAAAGAGGTGAAATAACATGACAAGTTTATTATTAACGTGTGCAAAATTAGCAGGTTGTGCAGTCAAAGCGCAAAGTCGTTTAGATAAATGCTTTGACGAAAAATTTATTTATGATGATCTTATTAAAGATTTAAAAGAAGTAATTAAAGAGTTTGAGAAACTAAAGAGAGAGGACTAAACAATGAGTAAAAATATGTTACAAGACGTGTGTAAACTTTTTATTGATGCTGAAAGAATGGCGGACGATTTAAAAGAAATAGATCGTAAACATGGAAAATATAGATGGGGAAATGATAAAGATCCGTATGATTATATTAAAAATTGTCGTGAACATTTAAGCAAAACATGTAAATATTTATTTTCATTAAGTAAATATTTAATTAAAGAACGCGATCTAGAATTAGGAACATCTGATTATGAAAAAATATATGAAGCGGGGCGTGAGAGAAAAGTAATTGCTTATCAAGTTCTCCCCAAATTTGTTAATTTATGTGAAGAATATAACAATGAGTAAAAATTATTTAGAATTATTTATTTATGCATTACGTAAAAAATGTAAATATCCTTATCAACCCGCAAACATACAGGAAGGACTAGCAGAATTAATAGAGACAATCTGTTGCAATCCGGTTATTTTGTGGGAAAAATTCGAGCATAATCTCGAAGAGGATGAAAGTTGTGAAGTGTTGGAAAATTTCATTAGTGCGCTTCGGGAAGGATATAAAAAAGAACGCGAGAATAAGGCTTTTGATTCGCGTCCACCAGGTGTTTTTAACGTAGCTTCTGTATTAGAAAATCTAATAGAAGATATAATAGAAATTAACATTCCGTGGGATAACCTAGTAGATAAATTTGGAGAAGAAGACAATGAGTAAAATGCTAGAAAATTTTATTAAGGCATTACGTGAAGAATATAACCGTCAAACAAAGACAGGAAACTTTAGAGATTCAACTAATTTGGCGATGGCATTAGAAAATATTTTAGAAGCCTTATCATATATTAACTTTTTGTCATATCAGATAGATAAAAAATTCGGAGGGGAAGACGATGACATTACTAACTAAAATAGGAATATTTTTGATAGCACTGCCTCATTTAATTGGAGGGATAATACTTATACTTTCCATCATAGCAATGGCCGGATTAAGTATAGCGTGGGTAGTCGTCCAATTATTTTTTTACTTTAAAGAAAGGAGGAAAAAAAATGACCAATCTTAATACAATGATAGGCGAATGGTTTATAAACGCTGTAAAATTTGGCGATATAGATACTATGAAGATGATTGCTGATTCAAACATAGATATCAATAATATTGAACAGGATGCATTTATGACGTCAATTATTTTTCATAGTGTAAAATCAATTAAGTTTCTTTTAAAGTGGAGGACAAAAAAATGACTAACAAAGAACTTAATGAGAGGCTACAAAAATTACATGACGAATGGAATTGTTTTGCCTACGAGCGCTTAGATATAGATCACTCTGACATGTTAAAGAATGCTCGAGCGCATATTGATTATGTGCTTAGAAAATTAATCGAGGATACAGAAAATGACAATTGAAGTAATAGACAACGGCATAGTTTATGATGCAGACACACGAGAAAAATGCGAAGAATGTTGTTGTTGCAATAGATGGTTGCCGATTAGTAAATTTCCGCTAGAACCTTATAAAGAATTTGGATATGAGGCATATTGTATAAGATGCTATGACAAAGAAAAAAAGGGGACTGTAATGACTGACGAACAAATAAAGAAATTATTCATAGAAAGATTTGAATCGGAGATGGATAAATTAAAAAAGGAAGGATTGAGAAAATTCAATGAACACGTTGATCTTTTAATAGAGCAGGGCCAACTTAGAGAAGATGAATACAATGAGAGTTGGTATTGTGTAATGGAAGATATTTTAGAATGGGAGATATAGAAATGATAAAAATGAATGAATTTGAATTTAAATGTATTAGTCCGTGGATTCCAGATTATTATGAAAAACTTTTTAATTTACCTAAATTTGAATTTAATGCTAAATGGGAGGATGAACCAATGAAACAAAAAGTTAAATGTATTATGTGCAACAAAGAAAATGAACTACCTGAGAGCGAAACTTATAAACTAATGATAGTGGTATGTAACAACTGCGGTTTAAAAGATATCTGCGCTAAGATTGTTAAAGAATATGAGAATCTTTTAAAGGATGAGAAGATATCTAAAGAAATACCGAGGGGTCATTTTAGTGATTTAGGTATCGCTATCAACGATCTTGAAATGTTTGTGGAGGGGTTGGAATGAAAGATATAGATAAAGCTGGCGTAGAGATCATACAATGGACAGCAGAAGAGATAAAAAACGGCATTTTTTCTTCAGAACACCTAGCATATTCTCTTTTGAATGCTTTAAATAAGCATGATCTTGCTGAGCTTAAAGAACATTTAGAGAAAGATCGAACATGGAGGGAAATCTAATGACCGCCATTTCATATAAAGATAAAATTGAATTAATACCGAAAGATTTTTGTGATAATTGCAAAAATAAAGAATTCAAAGCTAATTTATATTGGTCTAATATTGAGC